CGCGTCGCTCGGCGACGACCACCTGCCCCGGACTCCCGGCTGGGACACGCTCATGCTCGATGCCCTCGACGGCATGGGCGGGACGGGCATCGTGTACGGCGACGACATCGGCCAGGGCGTCAACCTGCCCACGGCCCCCGTCATCTCAACGGACATCCCGGCCGCGCTCGGGTGGCTGTTCCTTCCTTCTTGCCGCCATCTTTTCTGCGATAACACGTGGCTGGATCTCGGCCGTGAGGCGGGATGCCTGGCGTACCTGCCCGGCGTGGTCATCGAGCACCTGCACTACAGCCGGGGTGCGTCACCTCACGACCAGACGTACGAGGAGACGCGGGGCACGTGGCAGCACGACGAGGCCGCCTATCACGCATGGCGGCGTGACGGTATGGCTGCCGACGTGGACAAGATCCGCTCGCTGAGGGCGGTGCGCATGTTATGGGCCGTATCGAACACACTATGAAAAAAGGGGCGTGAGCAGCCTTGGCAAAGTCCACGGGGCTCGGATGGTCCGTCTTGACGGTAGCGGACTCATCCGGAACCAACAACATCGACATCCGCGATGACGTGACGGACCTGTCGTTCGCCACGCCGCGCGGCGTGCAGGACACGACCGGCCTCGACGTGTCGGCGCATGAGCGGCTCTTGCTGCTCGCCGATTTCAGCATCACGCCGAAGGGCGTCTTCAACTCGGCCGTCAGCCATGCCGTGTTCAAGACGGTTCCGAGCACGAGCGTGAACCGGCCGACGATCATCACCGTCAACGCGACGAACCTTCAGGCCAACTGCCTTTACAGCGACTACGCCATCACTCGCGGCAATACGGGCGAGCTTACGTGGACAGCACCTGGAGCATTGGCGGACGGAAATGTCCCGGTTTGGTCGTTATGTCTGGTTTCGCGAACTTTGAAGGGACTTAGATGGGTTTCGAGGCACCGGAGACGCTGTTCCGGCTGAAGTTCGAGGACCCGGACATGGCCGGCCTTGAGGTGATGGTCCGCGAACCGTCCATTAACGACATGCTCGCGGTGAGCGGGGTAGACGCCGCAGGCGTCAAGAAGATGGACGCAGCGGCAGTCCGAGCCATGTTCAGCGCGTTCGCCGGCCTGCTCGACTCCTGGAACCTCACCCGGAAAGGCGAGCCGGTCCCGGCGACCCTGGAAGGCATCCTGGCCCAGTCGCCCGGGTTCGTCATGAAGATCATGGCCGCGCTGGATAAGACGATCATCGCGCCGGACCCTACCTCGCAGCCCGCATCCTCGACTGGCGAGACGAGTGGGCTGGAGAACTCGATACCCATGACGCCCTTGCCGCCAAGCCAGGGGAGCTCGTAAGGGCGCAGCTGATCCTCGGCCTGTGCGACCGCTTCCACTGCACGCCTGACGTGGCGAGAGGGATGGGGGCGGGGGTACTGAGGCTGATCGAGATCGAGCACCTAGGAAGACCGGACCCGACGGAAGGAGGTGAGATGTAGATGGCCACCCCGAACGTAGTCGAGATCGTCATTAAAAGCACGAACGAGACTCAGCCGGGCTTTGACGGGGCCAAGGCCAGCGCCGACGAGCTGGCTTCCGCGACGAACGCGCTGGCGTCAGCGCAGGAGCGCGCCACTGCGGCGGCGGAAGAGATGGCCGGCGCGCAGGACGAACTGGCAGCGGCACAGGAGCGAGTGGACGCGCTAGCCGGCGCGCAGGCGGATCTCGCCGCGGCGGAAGAGCGGCTTGCGGGCGTGCAGGCCGACGAAGAGGCATCGATCTCGGCGCTCGTCGACGCGGAAACGGCGCTTGGCGAGGCACAGGCGAGGGTGGCGGAAGCTACGGGCGACGCCACGGCGGCGGCTAAGGCGTTCGCGACTGCGCAATCCGGCGCCGAGGCGGCGGCGGCGAAGTCGGCGGAGGCTGACGACGCCGCTACGGATGCGGCAACAAGGCTCGCGGCTGCGCAGGAACGCGCCACGGTGGCATCGCAGGCGGCTGCGGACGCGGCGGTGGCGGAGGCGGGCGCGCAGATGCGTGCTGCGGTGGCGGCGGGGGAAGCCGGCGACGCGGAAGAAGGGCTCGCCGCCAAGACGGAGGCCACTACCGCTACGACGGAGGAGTCGGCCGGCGCTTCGCTCACTGCCGGCGCGGCCTTGTCGAAGTTCGGGATGCTCGGGTCGATGGCCCTGGCCGGGATCGGCTACGAGTCCATCAAGATGGCGACGTCGTTCCAGCAGTCGATGGAACGGCTCGTCACCCAGGCCGGGGTACCGCAGAAGGAGCTCGGCTCGCTGAAGTCCGGCGTGCTGGCCATGGCCGGGGCGGTCGGGTTCGACCCGAACTCGCTGGCGACGTCGCTGTATCACGTCGCCTCCAACATGGCCTCGCTCGGCGCGACCGCTCCGCAGATGCTGAACATGGTCAAGGTCGCGGCGGAAGGCGCGAAGGTCGGCGGCGCGAATCTCGAGGACGTGACGAACGCCCTGACGGCTTCCATCGCCTCCGGTATCCCCGGGGTGCAGAACTACTCCCAGGCCATGGGCGCGCTGAACTCCATCGTCGGCGCCGGCGACATGAAAATGCAGGATCTCGCCGAGGCGATGGGCTCTGGCCTGATGGCCGTGGTCAAGGGCTACGGCCTGTCCCTGACGGACGTCGGCGCTGCGCTGGACACGTTCGGTGACAACAACATCCGGGGCGCCAAGGCGGCCACTGACCTGCGGATGGCCGTGCAGGCCCTCGCAGTCCCGGCTGCTGCCGGGCAGGCGCAGCTGGCCAGCATGGGCATGTCGATGACGACCCTGGCCACCACAATGCGCGAGCACGGGCTGCTGCCGGCGCTGGAGCAGTTGCAGGAGGGCTTCAAGAAGGCCGGGATCACCGCGGCCGAGCAGGGCGACGCGATCACGAACATCTTCGGGAAGAAGGCCGGGGTCGGATTGTCGGTCCTGATGGACCAGATGGACCGGCTCAAGTCCAAGTACCCGGCGATCACGGACGGGGCCAACAACTTCGGGAAGGCGTGGGCCGACACGCAGCAGACCACCGGCCAGAGGCTCGATGAGCTGCGGGCCACGTTCGAGTCACTGGGGACAGCCATCGGGACGAAACTGCTTCCCGTCATCTCGGCTTTTGCCGGGTTCCTGGACCGGAACCGGGCGGTCCTCCAGGCCCTGGCCCCGATCATCCTGGCCATCGTCGCTGCGATGACGGCGTGGGCCGCGATCATGAAGGTCGTTGACATCCTGTCGGACCTGAACCCGTGGACGCTCGCGATCATGGCCGTGATCGCGGCGGCGGTGCTGCTGGTCGAGCACTGGAAGCAGATCGAGGCCGTTGCGAAGGAGGTCTTCAAGGCCGTCACGGGGGCGGTCAGCGACGCGTTCGACTGGGTGAAGTCCCACTGGCCGCTGCTGCTGGGCATCCTTACTGGCCCGATCGGCGCGGCGACGCTGTTCATCGTGGATCACTGGAAGCAGATCCTCAACGGCGCCCGGTCGATGTTCGATGATGTGGTCGGGTTCTTCCGCGCTCTCCCCGGCCGGATCATCGGCGCTCTCGCGGACCTGGGCTCGATGATGTTCAACGCGGGCGTGCACGCGATGGAGTCCCTGATCTCCGGGCTCGGGTCGATGATCGGGAACATCGGCAGCGTGATGGGAAGCGTGGCGTCAAAGATCGCCGGGTTCATCGGGCTGAGTCCCGCGAAGGAAGGCCCGCTGTCCGGCAGCGGCGCACCGGAGATCCGCGGTCAGCACATCGCCGCGGACATCGCCAAGGGGATGCTGTCGGGCCATAGCGCCGTCGCGTCGGCTGCGCAGCATCTCGCGGGCGCCGCGGCGATCGGGTCAGGCTCGGCGTCCGGGGGCGCGGGGACGGCCGGGGGCGCGGGCGGCGCGCTGACGCTCCAGATCATGCCGGGTGGCGGCAGCGGCCTGGAGCAGCAGTTCTGGACGTGGTTCAAGAACGGGCTCCGGGTGCAGGGCGGCGACCCGCGAATCGTGAACAAGAAGATTCAGTTCCTGTGACTTTTATCCCGAATCTAGATGAGCGAGGACAGGTATGAGCGCAGTTCAGGCCGACGGGATCAAGTGGCAAGCCGCCGTCCGCGTCGACAAGTACAGCCCGGATCAGGTGCAGTGGGCGGCCCGCGAATCGGGACTGGTCGAGCCGAAGGCCGACGTGCTCCGCGTGCTGTGCGGGGAGCCGGAAGAGGGCATCGTCGAGCGGGTCGGCAACCTGCTGGTGACGGTCGGGCTGAACAACCTGACGGAGCTGATCATCGGCTCGGGCGGCACGTCGCTGGACCAGGCCCACACCATCGCGGGAGTGGGAGCGAGCTCGGCCAACAACGCAGCGGTCGGCGACACGGCACTGGCCGACGACAACTCGGCGAACGCCTATTACCAGAACGTGGACTCGGGCTCGAACCCTTCGCAGTCCAATGGCGTGATCACCGCGACATGCACGTTCACCGGATCGAACGGCAACTTCGCGTGGAACGAGTGGTGCCTTGCGGTGACCTCGGGGACGATCACGGCCGGCACTCACCTGTCGGCCATGGCGTCGCCGTCGCCCACGATGATCAACCACAAAATGTATTCGTCCGGCCTCGGAACGAAGTCAAGCGGCGCATCGTGGGTGTTGGCGGCAACGATTACGCTTTCGTAAATAGTGGTTTACCTGCGCTTATGTCCTGAAGTCCCGAAGGGAGGTGAACCACTGCCGTGGCGTGGGCTCTTGTCCAGTCGGCGAAGACAACCGCGACGGCCACGAACACGGCCACCGCGACGTGCACCTTCGGCACGAACCTCTCGTCCGGCACAAAGATCCTCTGCGCCGTCGCCGTCTCCCTCGGCGACAACGCCGACGTCAGCGGGGTAGCCGACGCCCACGGCAACGCCCTGATCCTGGTAGGCCGGGGGACCACCGCCAGCCTGGAGGACACGACCCTCTGGGCCATGGACGCCCCGGTGGCCGACGTGGGCACCGAGGCCGTCATCACGGCCACGATCAGCACAGGCGTAGCCCAGTGGTCCATCAGCCTCGCGGAAGTCTCCGGCCTCGCAGCCGGCAACACGCTGTCGGCAATGATCGACGGCACGGCGGGCGTCGTGACGGGGACGGGCGGAAGCTCGACCGGCTCGCCGTCGTACACCTCGACGGCGAGTAACGAGTTCCTTTGCTCGGTTTACGGTGACAACGGCGGCCCGGAGACCTTCACCAAGCCCTCCGCGCTGACCCTGGCCAGCGGCAACGTCAACAGCAACACGTACGCCGACATTGCCCTGGCCTACGGGAACTCCACGAACGGCACCGAGGCCGGGTCGTGGGCACTGACCGGGAGCTCCGCGAGCTGGGGCACGATCCTCGTCGCGTTCAAGCTGGCTGCCGGCGGCACCACGATCAAC